GATCTTGGAGAACCAAAAGTATATAATTCGTGTGGTGTATATCTGGTTGCTGCTATAGTTGCCATTGCTGCACCTAAAGAATGTCCAGTCATATAAACATCTTTACGTACTTTTAATTGATCGTTATGTTCTATTTCTGCTAGTACATCCATCCAAAGATCATTTACTTCTTTTTGGAATCCACTATGTACTCTTCCACCAGCTTTAGCAGCATTTTTAATAACATTTAAATCTGCCATGACATCATTTAATTTACTAGGTTCTGTTCCTCTAAATGCAAACCAAAGATCGTTACGATCTTTAGCTATTAATACTTCTGCACCGTCTCGAGAAATAAGTTTTACCCATGCAAATCCTAATTTTTTTGCTGCTGTGATTGCAGGCTTTTCGTTTTTATAAGCAATACCTGAAAGCTTAGCTGCTATTAAAGCTCTTTCTTTATTACTTAATTGTTCTTTCATTCTAGTTGTTGGCATCGTCTTTCTTCTCCCATTCAATACCGACTCCTGGTTCTTCACCTTCTGGAGTCTTAATAGTTACGGAACGATAATATACTATTACTTCGCCGAGCTCTCTTACATATCGTTTCACCTCTTGCATATTATAAGCCATATTCTCATAATCTGCTATAGTCATGGCAACAAAAACTACGGTACCGCCAGACTGATCTTTAACTTCTTCAATAAAGGTATCTAGGTTATCTTCATTAACCACATACCAATATGGTTCTCTAAGTTCTAATCCACGAGGTAAATTAGGTTGTACTATATCTATCTCTATTGGTTTACTTATAACTTCTACTGACCTACTAGCGCATGCACTAGTTATTAAGATCAGAAATAAGATTGCTATCGTTCTCAATGCCATCAAATACCTCTTTTGTCGCTTTGTTCATTCTTGGCTCAATTAAACCTGGTTTAGCTGCAGCCAATTTTGTTAAATTATGTCTTCTAAAAATATCTAAATACCTATTCATATCAGCTTCAATCTCTTGATTCTTTTTTGTAAGAGTACTTAGTGCTTGTGTTTGTTTTTCAAACTGTTCTGTTTGTGCGGCGATAGTAGCAATTTGTTCTGCATTTCTTATTTCAAATGCTTTATTTAATTCTACTAAACGTTGATTCTGGCTGTATAGAAAATAAGATCCCAAACCCATAACAACAATAATGCCAATCAATATTCTACTCATAATAATTTATTTTTTCTTTTTATCTTTACCTTTATATCCACTTGCAAATGCAGCTTTTCTTTGTGCATCACTTGCAAATTTTTCATTCTTAGCTCTTCTAGCTTCTCTTCGAGCTAACATTCTTTCTATGAATTTTTTACCTTCTCGAGTTCTACCATCGTACATAGATTTCTTAACTCGATCTTTATGTTTTTTATGTTTATCCTTGGGCATCATATCAGCTGGCATTGCTACACCGCCGTGACCAACTGCATTTGCTGCAGCGTCTTCCCAGTGTTTTAAGTATTCTTTAAATGATCTTATCATCTTTTTATATCCTCGTTACTTATATATAAATCTTGTTTTGTTAAGATATGTTGAACCTTATAAATATTATTTCCAAGAAAACTAGAATATGGTTCTGTATGTTCTAGTACTTTTACTTTTGAATTCTTTTTTGCTATAGCTTCACCAGTATTCATAGAAACTATATCTTTTGTTAAACAATATACACCAGTATTTAAAGTGTCACCATCCATATACCATTGGCTTTCTGCTATGTTAGTTTCTAATTCACCTTCTAAAGCTTTACTTAATACTTCTTCTATTTTTTCTTCACTCATACCTGTATGTTCTTTTATTAAATATAAAGCTGCTGCATAAGAAGCTATTGTACTTTTTCCACCAGGTACTTTACCTAATAATCTTTTAATATTAAATACCAATCTATGAAAAATAGTATATGCAGATTTTTCTTCTGGGGTTTTAAGCTCTTTTGCTTTCTTTAGATTCTTTCCTTTCTCATCAACTATACCTAACTCGTATGCTTTTAATTTATTCCACGGCGTAGTCAATAGTTTTAGAAACCTAAATGCATATCCTAAATCTGCTGCTCTTGATAATATACTCATATTTCTCTAAGTCTTTCTACTATGTAAGGATCTAATGGTACCTCTACTTTTTCTTTTTCTGGCAAATAATTTAAAAACACTAAAAATGGTTTTATGTAATGCCATTGCGATGAATCTATTTTAAACCAAATCATTTTATTTGCAGCTTGTATACCGAACACATTATATAATACTATTAAGTGATTTAAGATAAGACGCTCTTGTAAATCTTCGTCTTCTTCATATCTTCTTAATAACCTTTTAAGATATTTAAATCTTGCAATGTCTTCTTCAAACTCTGACACATCCGTGCATTCAGGGTTGTTATAATGCTTAGCTGCAAACATTTTAAAGTTCTTAGCATTTAGCTCATCAAATATTTTCATCATATAACTATTTATAATAGTTTAATTAGTCGCTTTCTTTATCCGCTTTGTAGTTTTTGTCTATATAATCAAAGAATTCTTTTTTCTTCTTTTCATCTTTAAAGTCTGCAGGTGATTCAACATCAAACTTCTTCATAGCTTTCTTAAAGAATGCTTGATAAGCTTTTTGGTCTTCATCTAAATCATCTGGGTCTTCGTCTAAATAACCATTTAATCTAGATTTCTCAGATAACTTTTTTTCAGAAACTTCTTCAGCCTCTTCTTTAGTTACTGTACCATCTTCTTTCTCACCAGATTTTTTAACTTTATGCATAGCTTTAAATTTCTTTTCAGCTTCTGGTTTTGGTTCTTCAACCTCTTGTAGTTTAGATAAATTTTTGTAAGCAAATCCTTCAGCTTCATTCTTTCTTCCGAAAGCTTTTAAAACTTCTCCAGCCTTATTTACAACCTCAAATTGACCATCTTTATTTTGTTTGATATAATCACTTATATCAGGTTTCTTACCTTCTAATACATCACTGACAGTCTTAGCAATGCTTTGGGTAATTTCGTCGTTAAACATATCTTGCATAATAGTACCTCTATTGCATTAATAACATTCCAGTAATAGCTGTTGCGGCAGCTGCCATGACTATCCAGAACATTTTGTTAATTATATTTACTGTAGAAGCATTAGATTCTACTTTCTTTTCTAAAGCTTCTACTTTATTTATAACATTTTGAATCTGTTCAGATTGTTGTTTACTGAAAGATGTAAGTGTTATAATTTTTTCTTCTGCTCGAGCAAGAGCAATAACGGCATCCGCCATCCTATCGATCTTTTCATCTATACGATCCAGTCTTGCAGCTAATGCGATCCTTTGCTCTTCAGCTGTTAATTTGCTCATATCTGATTAACCTCACTTTAAGATTGTTTTTGCCTTTTATTAATCGATGATATTCACTGCCCATTATATGAAATATCATACCTGGTTTTAAAGCCCATGGTAAGCAATTTTCATATTGAAAACACCAACCATCACCTTCTAATATTTCACACTCGCGATCTTCTGCATCGCGGTGCCAAACATATTCGTCATCATCTTTCGTGATGTCAAATTCCCTTATGTCGCCTTGGTCTAAATAAGGCTTACCAAAAATAGTCTCCGCCACCTTTTAATCCTAGCTCCTTTGCGTATTGTGGTAATCTACAAGCCCAATAGCCTGCAGATAGTTTATCTTTCTTTGCTGGACAATTATGTCTATCAGAGAATGCTTTCGCTCGTTCTCTATTATTAATTTTAGCATTACCGCCAACAAAGTCCTTTTCATTACCAAAATTTATTTTCTTAACATTTCCAGTTGTAGGATCCTTAACATAAACAACAAACTTTTTAGGATCGTCTGGACCACTACGTTTTGGTTTGTTTAGTTCTGGTTCTCCTTCCAACAAAGGAGTTTCTAATGGATAAGTATATCCTTCATAAACTCCAAATTCTTTTTCTGCAAATCTATACATTATTTTTTTAGTTTCCATAGGTATGTTTTACCTTTTTGTTGCATCTTTTTCGTAATCTTATATCCAGCCATTCTAGCTAAAGCAGTCATTTTTGGCCAGCTTTTTTCAAATCTACCTTTTACTTTATCTTTAGTTATATCATCTTTTATTTTATTTAAAATAGCATCTAATATATTTAGATCGCTAGCTACTAATTTTTCTTCTAGCGGATCGTTGTGAGCAACAACCATACCAACCTGGTTAATTAAAGCTGTTATAACTGGAGTTGGAAGAGTTGACAATAGTTGCATTTGGTCTTTAGTTAATCCTTTTACTTTTTTTATTTTCTTCTTCCAGCTGGATATAGCGGTCATATCCTTTTCGCTTAATTGTTGCTCTTTAAATGTTTTCATATATAAAACCTTTTTCGTTTAGTTTTAATCTATTCTCTAAATGTTCTGCTTCTATATCTTCTTTCGATTGTCCTAAATATTTTACTGCCATATTTTCATCAATCATTTGTTGATTTAAAGAAACACCATCGATAAAGAATTCACCAAGTATACGCCCGTATTTTCCTTTATCTATTTCTGTTCTCATTTGGTATTTCTCTCCAACAATTAATCTATCTTTAACATATTGTGAAGCTAACTTACCATAGTATTTTTCTTCTAAGTCTCTTGTACGAGATTCAGGAGTATCAATACCCCAGAACCGAATTGTTTGGTTTGAATAAACGATACCAAACCCCAGATCAATATCCACCTTAGCGGTATCTCCATCTACGATTCTATTAATGGTAACGTTATATGTAAACACTATTTGTCCTCTTTTGCATATTTAGCTATTAATTGGTCTAGCTTTTTCATATCCATCTTATCGTAAGCTTGTCCTAATTCAACAAAGCGTTTAGAGTTAATTTGTCCTTTTGGTTTAACTAACATAACAATCTCTTCTTGTGTTCCAGGTTTTAATCTAGGAAATCTAGCTTTAACCCTTTTTAGCATAGCCTTTTGTTGCGGTTTAAGAGCTTCGCTTGTTGAACCCTGGGTCTTTCCGGCTTTAGCTTTATTTATTGCAGCTGCAGTTGGTGCACCTTTTTCACCTTTCTTACGCATACGCTCGCCTGAACCCCTTTTAATTCTTTCTCTTTTCTTATGAATGTTATCCCAAAGACCTTCATTCTCCATTTCTTTTTTCATCTTCTGGTATTGAAGTTCTTTTATTTTATAATTCAAACGTCTTTCAGCGTCTGCTATAATTTGTTCTTTTCTACTTAACTTACTCATAGTGGCAACCTCACTAGTTTTCCTCGTCTCACATTACCAGATTTTCTTTTTAAAAGATTTTTTTCTTTAAACTTTTCTTTCTCTTCTTGTGAGAATTCTGCTTGTTGAAAATCTTTTTCTGGTTTTAAATCGTAAGGTAAATCTTTAAAATTTTCTGGATTATCATCTCCAAAAATAGGACCAAAGAAGTGACCAGTCATATGAAAAGCTTTTCCTTTTCTTTTACCAGTTATCCATCTTTCCTGAACCAATGTATCACCTATAATGTGTGACATATTAATTGGTCCGTTTTTAAATGTACCAGTTGCTTTCTTTAAAGGTCTATCTACTTCTAACGTTCCACCCGGTTCATACATGTAAGAATCTAATATATCATATAAAGAATCATCACCAATTGGTAATATTGAAATTAGTTTCTTAACATCATTTGCATTTTTAGCAAATCTTGGGCGAGCAAGTAGTGCAAAAATCATTCTTATTTCTTCAATTGTTTCTGGTATATGCCAAGTTCCTTCTTTTAGTGAAAGTTTAGATAAAGCTTCTTTTACAACATCTTCACCAAAGTTTGCAAACTCTAAGGCTTTAGCAACTTCTGGATGACTTGCTAATCCACGTTTCATCTTTTCGATATTTTTAATTGCGTAAGTCATAGCACCACCGTGGTCTAAAGCAAACTCAATAGCTTTTTTAATTTTCGGATCTCGAGCAGCTTTCTTAGCACTTGGGTTCTTTCTGTAATATGTAGAAACCTCTTGGCCAGTTAGCTTACTACGGGACATCTTACTTCTAATTTTTTCTCTTATCTCTTTAAATTTCATTTTGGTTTCCTCCGTTTTAAAACCATATTTCTTTTTTAATATATTCATAGCAGTAGCTATTTTAATTGATTTCCAATCTTTACCATATAGATCTTTAAATGATTTATCTGGTAGATCTTTTGCAATCTTTTCTAATTCCTTTTCTCTTGCTGGAGTTAGTACAAAATCCGACATTATTTTCTTCCTGGACTAAACCCAGCTTTTCTAGCTAACTTAGCCTGGTCACTATCAAATTTTTTCCAAACTGGTCCACCAACTAAGAAAGAATTTACTCGTGCTAATCCCCATTGCACTGGAGTTGTTCCTGGTTTGTGACCAACTTTCCATGCTGCATATCCGCGATCAAATACTTTATTTAACACAGACATTGGAACGCCAGTTGCCTGTGATTTCTTTTTTAAAGATTTTTGCACACCTGCTTTGTTTTCGACTATATAGTCTTCGAACGTCATACTTTCTCCATACATTTGTTTATACCTCGTTGTAAACTTAGATGGTTTTAATCCTTTCTTTCTAGCTTTTTTATCGCCAGGTGCATCTTTATATGCTCTTGGATCGTCATCATCCATCTTAGCTTGTTTATTAAATTGTGCTCTTCTCTTAGCATCAGTTGAATCATCCTTGTCTCCAGGATTAGCTTCAAAATCTTTTCTTAATTTATCACCATGTGTATCTCTTTTCTTTTTCTTTTTCTCATCGTCTTCTTTTTTCATTTTAAGTTTTTTATAAGAAGACATTCCTCTTTGACCTGGAGTATCCATAGCGTAATTAGTTACTAATTCATCTGTTCCCCATTCACCAGCTATTTCTTGTATAGAATCTAGCCAACATCTTTTTTTATGTCCACCAAATTCTGCTATAACATAGTTAGAACCACGAATAATAACTTTACCTTCTTTTCCATTTTCTTTTAAACGAATTTTAGTTCCAATTCTAAATATTTTTTCTTGTACGTAATCTTCTCTAATATCTGAAACTTTTTCTAATTGTGTATGTGGTTGAGTTGACTCTGCTCTTAATCCCATACCTTTACGTACTGCGTAATATAAATCAGATGCAATAGAAGATACTGAAATACCTTTTGCAAAGTCTTGCATTGCACCATCTACTGCTAATTGTCTAAGTTTAGAAGCAGACATACCTTTTACACCTTCAGCATCCGGATCTCTTTCTCCTGCTGATAAAACATTTATTACTCCATCAAATTTATAGAATCCATGTCTTCCATCTTTACCATTATATTTGTTTAGTAATGTATCGAATTCTCTAACACGATCTGATCCAACAACCATTTGTACTTTGTTAAATCCTTGGTCATATAATTTAACAGCAATATCAAATACTGTTCTTATATCAGGATCAGCCATAATATTACGAGCATGCTTAGGAAACATTTTCCTCATGAACTTAATTTTATCTTTAAATGGTAGTGGGTTTTTCTTTTTGTCGACTGACTTAGATGCGTATATTCGGTAAGCGCCGCCGCGTGATAATTTTTTTACTTGGTCAAATAACTTTTCATGTCCAATCGTTGGTGGATTGAATCTTCCAAACGCAAAAGTTACTGGTTTTGTTTCTTCGACTAAATAGTCTTTAAATGATTTCATTTATCCTCGGTTCCCATTTAGTTGGGATTATCCCAACCTTTTATAATATCTTTAGAAAAGTTGTTAGCAGAGAATTCTAATCTGTCAACAAGCTTAACTGCTCCACCGTCCATACGATCTATAGCAACAAAACCTTCAGGGTTGGTTACTCTAAATCCGGATGTTGTTTTAACAAACGTACCTATTTTATTTAATTTGTTAAGTTTATTTATAATAATTAATTTACTATCCACAATAAAATTTTGTAATTTAAAGACATTTTCTAGATTTTTTAGATTATTTTTACTAAAAAACTTTAATAATTCGTCTCTTTTACTTATTTGTATGTCTTTACCTTTTTGAGAAGTACGTTTATCTATTTGTTTAGCATATCTTTCTTCAACAAAACTAATTAATCCAAGTGCATGTTTTCTTTCGTTTTTAATTCTTTGACCTTTTCTAACCATAGTATTATTATAAACATTTATAACTAGGTTAAGTTCTTTATTCTGTTCTAGTTCTTTTAATACCCCAGCTTGTATCTTTTGGAATAGTTTACCTGCTTCAGATAATAGTTTTGTTACTTTTAAATTATCTGCTTTGGTAAATGTAGCATTACCTGATAAGTCATCGAGGTCTGCATTTACCATCCAAACTTTAGAAGATTTTTTTAATTTACCAACTATATCTCCTCCAAACTTAGCTTGCATAGTTTCGAAAGTAGCTCCAGAATAACTAGTATGCCAGACGATACCGACATCTGCTTTAGATATTTTCTTTTCTAACTGAGACGCATACGGTACTGCATACACAATTGTGTTTGGATGAAATGTAATAACTTTTTGTCCATTAATAGTTTCACCTTTTAAATCAGATTTATCAAACATAAAGTCACCTTGGATAACACCTTTAATTCCAAGATCTTTTAATCCATCAAAAGCCATAATTAATTTCTTAGATAAATCGCCTGAAGTATCAGCTTTTATATCATCGTGACTTTTATATACTTTAGGATCTGCATTAAAGATTCCTTTCTTAGCAACGAAGAAGGAACCGTCTCTGGGATCTTCTCCTGCAAAGACGGCGGGAGCACCGTCCCACTTGACGGTCACATCTACTGGTGATTTAGCATGACCGCTCAGCATATCCCGTAAAGCTCTTAGCGCTAGGATTGCTTGGCGTGCTCCCTTGACTCCTCCATCTAGAACTAAATCTTCAATATGTGTCATATGAGTATTTTTAGCTTCTAATAATGGTTCGTTGTAATTCTTAAATTTTATCACTTGTTCATCTCTTTTGTTTTAGCTTTTAATTTTTCTAAATGCGCTGTCCATATTTGGTAAGCTTGTTTTAAGTTCGCTTTCTTTTCCGGATCTTTTGTTCTCTTAATAGCTTCTTTTGCTCTTTGTTGCATAACTAATGTTGCTTGTACTTTATGTGCATGCGGTCTGCTTGCTTTATTAATAATACCTATTCCTTTCTTAGCTGTCGCTGCATCTTTAAATCCTAATCCATGTATTGTACCACGCGGATCTTCATCTGTATATAAATCAGAATGACTAGAACTACCTTTATGTTGTCCTTTCTTTCTAGGAGTTCTTTCGTCTTCTTTTATATAACTTTTAAAACTTATCATAATCCATATATTCCATTAAGTCTTCTGCAAGTTTAACTCCAGCTGTATAATCCGTAGGATAATGTAGTCCTGCTAATACTCTACCATATCCACAAATATTTGCAGCTTCTATTAATGTTTGTTTAAGTTCAGGATATTTTTTACTATAATGTAATGCAACAACTAATGGTTGCACAGTATGTCCTGATGGATAAGAAGGAGTAGAAGCTGTTTCTGTCTTAAATC